ACTTCAGCGCTGTTTTTCACAGTACCAGAAATGTATTGCAAGATGTTTTGACGAGTTGGGTTGACGTTACCGGCTGTGTAAGCCTTTGATTGCCACCAAGTGTATGCAGAACGGCTGATGTTGCCATAAGTGCCAGAGGCAGAAACGGCAGCAGGGAGTCCTGTGAATTGTTGCGTGTTAGTGCTGTTGTTATACAAGGCAGTTGCCATTGCATCCATCATCACGTTTGTCGCATCGTTCATACGGGCTTCAATCAATGGAATGATTGCAGCGTCTTGCTGAACAGCGCCTTCCATACCGAGGAACGGTACAGGGGCAATCATCAGCTTCAGGTCAAATTCAGCGTTGTAAGCACCTTGCTGGACTGAAGGCTGGTTGAATGAACCAGAGTAATCAGACCATTGAGCGTTAACAAACTGAGCGCCCTGAACGGGAACGGTTACAGATGAAACACCACCAGAAGCAGTTTGACTGTTTGCAATCAAAGCCGCCATCAAGGGCGTAGAGTTATAAAGTTGTACGACCAGCTTCGGGATAAACGCACGTCTTGTGACGTAAGTCAACTCGGTGTACTGTGTACTACCCGTTGCTGGAACGATACCGCCACCTATAGGCATAGTTATCTCCTAGAAAAAAATCCCCTGCTTACAAACCAATGGGTTTTGGATTTCTCCGCAACTCATTGAGCGCTTTCGAGGCTTCATCCCGTGCTGCCATTACTGGATTTTTGTAGTATTTACCTAAGTCAAACTTAGCAACTGCACTTGGGTTGTAGCCTGTCGGTGTGGGTACAGCAGACTGTTTCATCCAGTCCCAGTATTCCGCAGCCGATTCGTGATTGGTAATGCCCTTATCAAGCATTATTTTTTCAACTTGTTCAATTTCGCTTTCGTCTTGAATAAAACCTTTTTTAATCAAACTCATTCTGCGTTTGTTAAGGTCGTTCACAGCGTCTTGTTCGCGCTTCTCTGCTCTCATCTGCTCAAGCTCTTGATGAACCTTCGAGACAGCAGAAGATGTGTGGTCTTCAATATCCAACTCAGGCATAACAAGTTCTGGCTTGAGTTTTTTGGTCAAGCGCAAAAGGTCTTTGCGAGTAGATGGATTGTCAGACAACTCACGCATTAGCAGCGCCATTTGGTCGCGCTGCTCAAAACTCATGTCTTCTAAACTCATAGTTATCCCCTAACGAAATTAAATTACTTTTTTACCGTCACCGGGCTTTTGAACTTGCATCTTGTTCTTAGCTCCGATAGCGTTTGCACCACTCAATCCACCCAACTGGGCGAAACGAGGAGTATTAACTACAACACCATTTTGTTGGTTATTGTCTGTTGGTCTGCGTGGGCTGTTAGCACCACGGGGTTTGAACAAGTCCATGATTTTTCCTTACATTGGAGTTGGTTGGAGAGAAGCACCGCCTCCACCAGCACCCGGCATTGGCGGTAGGTTTGGAACAGCCGGGGCTTGAGACATTGCGCGACCTTCTGGCGTAGCGCCTCCGGCTTGTGGCAAGTTTTGTAGCATCTGAATAATCTCAGACTGCTGTAATTCATTGGTTTTTTGTTTTTTCTGTCCAAGCAATCCAGTTAAGGCGCGTAAGGCAGATAAGGCTTTTTGCCCTTCAGGTGAAGAGCTACCAAAATTTGGCAAGGCTTGTTCAATTAAATCCATAGCCATGCTGATGTTGACCATTGCACCTTCTTTGTTTCCCATCTTGGGTTCAGGCGTAGACATTGGGGATGACATTGGAGGAGTTGACGTATCAGACATTTCCGCTTCAGAAGTCATCTCAGGGGTAGTTGTCCCTGCTCCACCTTGCTGTGAGCGAATCAAATCCATCATCTTTGCATCGGTTGCCATAAGTTCCCTCTATCTGTTCAACAGTCGCGATTAAATCAGACTATTGTAATTTGTCAAGTGGGGAGCAAGTTTAAATTCCAGCCCCCCAAAGGAATATGAACGGTCAAACCGCGCAACCAACAGGGGTCACCCCCCGTTAATTACTTGCGGCTCTTACGACCTTTACGAGCTTTACGCATAGTCTTCTCCTTAGTTAGAGGCGGCGAACTTTGGTTGGGGAAGTAAGCCACACCCCTTTCCCTTTCGGGGAAATTGTTAGCGGCAGGACTTGCGACCGCGAGTAGATTTTTTACCGTACATCATGAACTCCTTATGTTCGTTGAATTGCTCTCATTGAGCGTTGTGCTTGGACTGCGGGGTTGACTCTAACATCAACATTCTTATATTGCAATTTTCCACCAGCGCCAGCTTTTTCTGCACGACTAAGCTCTCTTGTCGTTACAACGGGTTGGTCTGCTTTTGGTATCAACTGTTGAGGTTGCCATTAAAGTGCCTTTAAATCTGATTTTTCCTGACTGGTAGGCTCTTGCGGTTGAGGTTGGGCAGCAATAGCTTGCTCCTTCTTCTTTAGTTTATCTTTGAGCAATTGTTTCATTGGAGGCTCTAGCAAGTCAAGCAATGATTCTGTGTCAATAGCTTTGGCTTTAAACAAGTTAAATGCAAGTTGTCGCAAGTCTTCTGTAAAGATTGGCGAATTAGAATGTGCATCTACCTTGACTACATAGTCTCTAGTAAACTGGTCAGCAATAAATTGATGCCCCTCATCGTCTTTAAAATGCGTCTTGTCATAGACTTGCATCAACTTGAGGTATAGCGTAGCTACCTTTTCAAGCGAATCCTCCACAATAAGAGCGCGTTTCTTAGCTCTGCTAGACCCTAAACGGGCTAATTGAGATGCGTGACCAGAGGAACGAACACCAGATTCGCCTTTGCCCTGCAATACAGAGGAAATGCCAGACGCTTCTGAGAACATATTGTCCACCTCATGTATCACCTCAAAGAGAGATGACGGCATATCAGGGGCTAATCGTTCAGCTCTGGCGTTAGGCATATCACTAGCAAGTAGTCCACCGGCTCTGTTTAGAGCAAAGTTCTTCTCATCTAAGATGCCAGTAAAGCCTGTAAGGGCTGTAGGTGGGTTAACTTGTTTCGATAACAAGTCAAGAATCTCAGTCATGCGGTTATTGCGTAACTGCTGCAAAAATACTAGGCGAGAAACTTCTGATTGACCCCAGTAATAATCATACTGAGGGTTAGGACATATCTGAATAAATGGCAATTCACCCTTGAGGAACATTGATTCGCCGGGTCTGTCATAAATAAAGATGTCAGGGTCAGCCATTGTGACGCATTGGTAGTCATCAATTTCGTCATTCCATACCCATAGCTCGTACATCTTGACTGTCTCTTCAGCTACACGCGCTTTGTAGCGGTTCACTCCTGAGAGGTCTAGGTTGACGTTTCCATACATAGTAGGGTTTGACTGCGACAACATGATGCGGTCAAGACCTTCTGGCAAGTCTTCGCTATTGGTGTGTATGCTAGTCGTAATGCGTTTAACGATTGACTCGCGCTTGGGATGGGAATACAGCCGGTTGTAAAGCTCAGACTTCGTAATGTAGTAAGTTTGAACAAGGGCTTCTTGCCGGTCTGTATAGGGTGTGTCTTCTCTGAGGACTCCAATACCACCCGGTTCTACCATGTACGGGTGTATGCCGTTGTTGTAGACCAGTTTGATAAAGGTCGAATTAAAGACAAGCGACCAAGTAAGTGCTGAACTAAATACTTGGTCTGCGTTGGAGTTAAGCCACTCGTCATTGAGCGCAAGCGTTAAGCGAGGGACTTTAATTTGTTCTTGGTCTGGAACAGCAGCTCCGACATTGATAGAAAACCGTGTCGTTTCTGCTGAGTAGAGAAACGATGTTAGTTGGTCAATGTGCGGATAGATTTTATTGAAGATGCACGGCGGCTCATCAGGACCAGCGCCAAAGAGAAAGAAAGAACGCAAAGAGCCGTAGTCACTCTTGCGCTCTTGCAAGGACACCATGCACTTTTCAATCAAGTCACGGTAGAACTGTTCTCTAAGAAGCTCGTTGGATGGAATCCGCATTATTTCTTCAGACTTAGGTTTTCATGGTCGGCAGTATAACTAGCCATCTTAGGTCCAGTCAAATTTCCCACATCTCTAGGCAAAATGGATACCGCTTCATCACGAACTGGTCTAACAGCGTTGCCTCTGAGTAGACTGCTCATACTATAACGGTTATCTCCACCCCAAATGGCAGCGTCTCCTGGTCTTGCTTCTCTTGGACGCTCTGCGGCAATCTTAGCCTCTTTCTCAAGCTGGCGCTTAGAAGTCTTGTTCTTACGAGTAAAGAATCCACCTTGGTTCTCGCCCTCACGGGTAGAGCGAATGTCTGTCATGTCAAAGTCCATAGCCAATTGTTTGACTGTTTTGTCGTTCTTCTTGGTTGTATCCGAGAGTAGCCCCGGAGCTTGCAAGAAAACTACATAGACCTCTTCTGAGCAGTTCTTCATTGGGCATTTCGCCTCCATGCTCTCAAAATACCCGTGTTTGTCGCATTTATAGTCTTTTAGCACAGCCATAGTTATCCCCTTTCAAGTGCTTCATCTAAGGTCTGACCTGAGTAATCACCGCGATTGCTCACCCCTACCTTAATTCTTATCTCCCCATTGACTAGGTGTAAACCCGTTGTACGGGCTAGTCGGGGCTTTGGTTCGCGTCTGTATTCAACGAACCGTGTCTTGTCTCTGTTTTGCATCACGGCTACTTCTCCTTTTAGCCATGATTGATAGCCTTTGTTGACTCGTATCTGCATATATTCGGTCAGAGTGCGTGTGCGAAAAAAGAAGACATCAAGTAAATGGTCTTTGTCAACACCACACAGCTCGGCAAAAAGCCTGATAGATATTCCTCTGTTTTGGTCTTTGATAAAGCGTTTTATGACTCTTAGGAGTTCACGCTTGGGTAAGACATTACTGACCATATACACCAATCCTCTTGAGGTAGTCTGAAACATTGCGCCCGACAGCCACTTCTTCAGGGGTCTTGTCTTCTAAAGCTCTAGAGACTTGTCGGCTAATCTTCATGCTAATGAGGCGAGGTTGTAGTTGCTCGGCATAGGCGGCTGCCGCCAGAGCAGAGGCAATAACCCTATCGTCCTTGTTGCGTCCAGAAGCAGAGATAGAGCCACCCTCGCGGGTAATGGTCTTCATCTCTTCCAAGGTGTCCATGTCGTAGACAGCCATCATTCCGCGCTCAAAGTAATCTTTCATGTAAGACAACATACGCTCTTTGGTTTGTACTGTTGTCAGCCAACCGATAGAGTTAGACATTCCCCCCATCGTGTCGTTTCTGCGCCAGATGTAATTGGACATTGAGCCATAGACATCCATGAGGTGTCTGCCCATGTCACCAGCCATAGCAGCCGCTTGGCGTTTTAAGTTCTTGAGTTCATTGATGACCGCTTGCCCCGGTCCATTGACTTCGAGGTTAAGCGTTGAGTTCTTGTATGCGCCAGCAAGGTGGGCTATGACCCAAGCAAACTGATAGGTGTTAAGTTCAGAAGTGGCAAAGGCAGCTACTTGCTCCATGCCGTCCGAGTAGCAACGATAGACCTGAATACAAAAGCGGTCAGCCCAGTCGCTTGACCCGTAGGCAGGGTCAGCCCCAATGACGTAGAAGGCGGTGTCTACCGGCTCTTCCCATATCTTTAGGGTACACAAGCGCTCGGTTGACTTGACTACTTGGGTGTCTTGGAAGTTAGCGCCAAAGACGTAGCGATAACAATCATAGGAGAGCTTCTTAGAAATCTTGGCTGCATCAGTACAACGGGCTATTGAGAAGAAGCTAGTGCCGGTCATCACAAAGGCATAGTCCTCAGTTGGCGGAAACTCTTGGTACATCAAGCTCTCATCTTTGATACCTTCGAGCATCTTCCAGCGCCACCAAGCCATTTGTCTTGAGTTGACCTCAAAGTTGTACAGCTTCTTAATGTCCTTAGTCCACTCTTTCTCTTCGGTGGTAAGTTTGCCGTCCCAATAGACTTTGTAGATGTCTGAGTCTGGGTCAGCAGAGTAGAACTCATTGCGCCACCAGCCACAAAAGATTGCCTTCTGAGTACGCGCTCGTTTAGCAGTAACGTACATCTCATGGAACATATTGAAGCCACGGGCGGTGGATTCAAAGATGTAGAGTCTCTCAGGGTTATTCTCAGCAAGAGAAGCTAAGAGGGAAGCCAGACCTTCCTCATCACCCCAAGAAGATGTTTCTGTGCCGTGAAGAAATGTGATGCCTTTTCCGCGTCCGAGAGAACCCTTGGCTCTAAGTCCGGCAACTTGGTAAAAGATACGACTTCTGTTTTTGAGGGACAGAGAGTTTCTGTTGTGGGCAAGCATGGGGATTTTGTACTCTTTTGGGAGTCCATCCATGTATGCACCGAGAGTTCCTCTGAACATATCTCGGTTTTCTTCGGTATCTGTAACAAGTGTGCCTCCAAGACCAGCGTTAGTGAAATGCCAATAAAGGTCTAGCGCAAGGCTGATTGTTGTAATCCCTAACTGTCTACCCTTCAAAATAACAAAGAAGTGAACCCCGTTAGCCAAGCCAGAGGAGATTTCTTCCATGACATAGGTCTGTGAGCCAAGAAGATGGTCCATGTTCCTTAGACCCTGCTCCTTAGTCTCAATTTTAAGGTTGTCACAGAACTTATAGAACTGCTGTAAATTAAATTTCATCTAAGTTCCAATGAATGATGTCCCCGGCAGTCTTTTTGTTTCTAGCCACATTCAGTAGCTCCTGAACAGTTATGGGCGAATACTGCGATTTCCACCTATCGACTAAGGCAATCTTGCTCTTCTTAGTCCTGCAAGCCAAGGCAGCCTTAATCTCCCCTTGAAGCCACCTTCTACTCTCCAATAACTGCTGTTCAATGGATAGGTTCGTATTGCTCAAGTTGCGCCCGTACCTTCTCCATCTCCTCTTGTGCCATTTGCATAAGACGAGCAGACTCAGTATGCACACGCATAAGCTCATGGAACAGTTCAGCATGGCTCATGGCATACACACGCTCCATATAAGCCTTCTTCATGTCTTCAGCAGCCATAGGCATCATGGCGTTATGACCGTTTACTAAGCCGTTCTCCATACCCTTACTCCTTCCTTCTCGCATCTAGCGATAAATTTACGTTCCAACTTCTTCCCAGTCCGGTAGTTGTTGTTACAAACCACTTGTAACTTCCCACCATCAACAAAGAAACTGTCCCCTACCTCCATCACCTTGTACGGATACCGCCGCTTATCAGGTGGCACAGGCACATCTTTAGTTACTTCCATGCTAATCATTTGCATCCCCCTATCCATGCTGGGCAGTATAGACAAAAAAAAGCCCCACCACAAGGGCAGGGCATAAGTTCCATCAAAGGAATGACAACTGACACGGCTGGAGACTGATTTCTCTTTATGTTCCACGGACGTCTCGTGTACGTCAATCTCCATGCGTGTAAACCAAGCATACCAGAAAACACATATTTTTTTTGGTGGAGGAAGCGAATGGGGCACACACTTTAGCAAACCAAAACCCAATCGATTGCCGCGAGAGCGTAGAGCGTAAGAGTTAGCGCTTGGACAAACCCATTACCCATAACCATGCGTATAAATAGCGCCGTGTGTCTCTATAGCGTAGCTTATGGCAACCCCTAAACCCCTTTTACCGGTAGCGCATGGGGAGATTAAGGCTGCCTTGGCTTGCAGGACTAAGAAGAGCAAGATTGCCTTAGTCGATAGGTGG